CAGCAGGTAAATCAGATGTACTTGGGGTACTATCCTGTACAACACTATTCTTTAATTTAATTTGAATTGACATAGTTTACCTTGACTTAATTAAAGGATACATCAATTTAGTAAGTTCCTCCACTGAGGACTGAAACATTTTCAAATTGACCACTTGCTTGAAGAACTAATATTTGACCTGTTGTAGGACTTGCTACTGTCACATCAGATAAATCGTTTAAATTAGAAACACTACCAGGTCCAGACAAGGTATCAATTCTATCCCAATTATCAGCACCCATACATAAACACCAATCTCCTGCATCAAAACTTGTATTTGGTACAACTGCTGTTCCATTTCCAGGAGTTACACAAACAAAATAAGCACCAGTTAATGTTGATGTACCTGCTGGTATCGCATTGCTTACAGTAAAACCTGCTGACGTTCCAAAGGCTGTAAGTGTAACTATTGTGCCGTTAGTAGCATTAAATGTTCCGCAGAATCTTAAGTTTTCTTCCGCTAATCTACCAAAACCAACAGAGAAGAAACTGTTACCGTTGAATATTCTTAGTTGTCCTGTAGATTCCTGTAACCAAAAAACACCAGTAGGCAAATCAGATATGTCTGGAGATGCTTCTTGAATAAAACCAGTAGATAAGTTTGCCAACTTATCCATTGTTATTGAATCATTAGCTAAAAAGGCTGTACCAAACTGACCAGTAGTAATTTTTGTGGCTGCTAAATCAGGAATATCTCCAGCAGCAAGATTACTTCCAGCAGTAACAAAGCCTTTTGCAGATACTGTTACTTTTGGATAAGTACCTGCTGTTACTCCACTATCCGCTACAGTTAAAACACCTGTATTAGAAATAGCTAAAGGAGCAGAAGATGTTGGTATTGATATAGCACCAACCGCAGATGCAGTGGCTAAAGGTAAATCACTTGCTACTAAGTCAGCAGAAGCTGTAATCAAGCCTTGATCGTTAAAAGTTATACCTGATCTTGTAGTGCCCGTAACAGTATTATCTATTGACAACGCACCTGCTGCGGTAACAGTCAAGCCACCTGTTGATGGTACGCTTACACCTCCAACTGCTGATGCTGTAGCTTCGGGTATATCACTTGCTACTAATGGTGCTGTAGCTGTTATAAGTCCTTGTGCATTATAAGTAATACCATTTCTTGCAGATGCTCCACCTGTTACTGCATTATTTATTCCTAAATTACCTGATGCTACATTTAATGATCTATCAAGATTAGAAGTATTTAATTTTGCTGCTGTAATGGTTCCATCTGTTACTTTTGTTCCTGAGACACCTGAGATTTTACCGTCAGTAACAGCAAGATTGGCTATAGCTGCGGTATCAACAGCATTATCAGCTAATTCACTAGAACCAACTGCATCAGCAGCGATCTGTGTAGCAGTGATAGTATTGTCAGCAATTTTGGCAGCAGTAACGGCATTATCAGCTAACTTTCCTGTTGTAATATTTAAGTCTGTAACCTTCGCAGTAGTAACAGCATTAGATGTTAAAGCTGCAGTATCCACTGAGTTGTCAGCAAGTTCTGACGCTCCAATGGCATTAGCTGCGATATTACCAGCAGTAATGGTATCGGTAGCAATTTTTGCACCTGTAACAGCACCATTATCAAGAGCACCAGTACCAACTTGACCATCTATTAATTCACCACCACCAATAGAATTATCAGCTATTTGAGTTTGAGTAACAGAAGCAGCAGTTAATTTAGCACCAGGAATATCTCCATCATTAAAGTTAGTCTTTGCAAAAGTAACAGCACTATCAGCAATTTTACTTGTATTAACTACTCCATTACCTAATGTAGCTGTAATAACAGCCCCATCAGCTATCTTTGCTTGAGTAACTGCGTCATCTGCAATCTCACTGGAATTAATAGCATTTGCTGCTATCTGTGTAGCTGTAATTGTATCATTAGCTAATTTTGCACCAGTTATTGTTGCATCTGTAATTTTTACATTTGTAACAGCATTATCGGCTAAAGTTGCAGTAACAATTTGTCCTACAGATAAAGGATAACTAAGTGCTGTAGCTGGTATTGATGCTGAATCTACTAACCCAAAAGCACCTTGTACTAAATTTTTTGCAGTTATTTTCTTAGTTTCTGTTGCACTTACATCAGCAACTGCAATCGGATCTGTTGCTTGCAGTTGGGCTGAACCTAGTTCTGGTAATTGAGTAATTTGTAGATCAGCCATGTCAAGTCACTTTTAAGTACATCATAAATCTTATT